CCCGGCCAGAGTCACCACCGGCGCGCCGGCGCAATTGATGTTGGGATCGGGATTCATGTGAGCGCCTCAAATCGCGGTGTTCAATTGGCCGATGTCGTTCGACGCGTTGGCGAAGGCTTCGAAATCCATTTCGGGTATCGTGAAGTCTTCGAGCTTGCTCCCCATCGAAAGCTTCGACGAGATGCAGCTGTAAAGCCGCAGCGACCATTGCGCGCCGGCGACATTGGGGTTGGTCTGGTAAAAGTCGATCTGAAACGTCGGCGCCACGCCCATCAGTTTGTTGGAGATCACCGCCTTCGAGCCCGCGACGGACTGCGTATAGCTGTAGGTGATCAGCACGGCCTTGCCGGCGTCGGCCGAGCTGAACGTATAGACGCCGCTCGCGACGCTATATTGCCCAGCGGCCGGGCTGCTGGCGACGGGCGTCAGTTGCAGTCCGCTCGACGCATAGGCGACGCCGAGATTCGCGTCGAAAGTCGCGGCGTTGGCCACCGTCGCGGTGTAGGGCGAGGCGGCGCCGACGGTCGCGCCTTCATTATAGGACCAGAGCGTCTGGCCCGTCGCCGGCGTATTGCCGAAGAAAATCGTGTTGAGGATTGGACCGTCGATATTGGCGAATTTCGCCTTGCCCGAGATCTTGCCGGCGCCGCGCGCCACCGCGACCGGAAACTGATACTGCCCCATCAGCGACTTGACCGAAAAGGAAAAATCGACCGACACATCCTGCAAGGTTCCAAATTGCAAGGGACCGGCCGAAGTCGTGCCGATCAGGACGCCGGAGCCGAAGGCGAGCGAAGTGTTGTTGGACATGCGTTTGGTTCCTTAAGTTGTATGTTGATGCTACGCGCCTCAAAGCGCCAAAATTTTCAACGGAACCCACAGCAGGCCGTCGCCGTCGAGATCGCCGGGGTCTTTCAAAACCGCGCCGTCGACGCGGCAATGCGAGACGAGGCCCCCGAGCGTTTGGCGGTTGTTCCCCACCGGCGACGCCATCAGCGCCGCGTCCAGCGCGTCCATGATCGTGTTGAGCGCGCTCGCGGGTACGGTGTTTCGGTCGCTGGCGTCGATGTAGATGAAGAGATCGACGCTCAGCGTGGTCTTGCACGGCAACGCCTCGCTCTGATAGTTCGGCTGCTCGCGATGTTCGCTGACGAACAGCGCCGGGCGTTGCGATTTCGGCACGTCGGCCCAAAGCTTTAGGCGCCGCGACACCGAGACGAATTGCGTCTGGCCATTGACCGGCGACGAGAACACGACGCCTTCCAACAAGGCGACCAGCGACGCCATGACCGCTTCACGCGCGACATTCATGTGTTCAACCCTTCGCAGACGGCTTCGTTCAAAACGCGCCCGATTTCGTCTTGCATGTCGTCCAGCGCCGAGCGCATGAAACTACGCTCGGAAAGGTTCATGTGACGCGAAAAGGCGCGCACGAATATGGTCTTCGGGGCGATCGCCTTGCCGAAGGCTTCGCGGATCGCGCGGGCGTGCGCGGCGACCGTCTCGTCGCCGTCAAAGCCGTATTCCTGCGCGAAGGCGTATTTGACGCCCACTGAGAAAACACTCGCGCCGTCGTCGTCGACGCTTGATCCTATCGACCCCTGCAACGCGCCCGTGCGCGCGCGCAAAACCTCGCCGCCGAGCTTGTCGTTCTTGATCTTGTCGACCAGCCGACCGGCGAGATCGGCGATCTTGTCCCTGAGCGCCGCGCGGAGCGCGGCGGGCATGGCGTCAAAGCGCGCGGCGACTTCCGCCGCGCCTTCGATGTCTACGTCGAGCATGGGCGGGCCTCAATTCGCGATGATCCTGCAAAAATTCATCAACGACCGCGCGACGAAATCCGGCGTCGCCTTGTTCTGATAGGCGACCGTCTCCTGGCCGCCGAGACTCTTGCTCGTCATGCCGATGCGGTCCTTGTATTTGTAACGGTCGGCGACCCATTCGAGCGCGCATTGTTCGAGATCGGCGGGGATATAGCCATAGGACAACGCGACCGCGGCGCCCGCGTCCGCGGCGGCGAATGTGTAGACGCCACCGCTGACCGAATATTGGCCCCGCGCCGGCGCGTTTGAGACCGCGCTCATCGCCGCGCCGCCGGCGTAAATGACGCCGGTGTCCGCGGCGCATCCGCCATAGGGCGCGAGCGCGTCGATCGTGAACGACGCGCTCAAGGGAATCGCTTGCGCCTCGCCGACGATCTCATAGCCCGCGCGATAGGAGACGACGACGTTCTGGCGGCCCTTGCGAAACACATGCGGCCCGCGCAAAAACAATTGCTGCATCGCGCCTGGCGGCGCGTCGTCGCTTTGCTCCAGCACATAGCCATGCATCGGATGGACATTCGCGACCATCATCGGCGCGGGCGGAATCGCCTTGCCGTCGACGACGACGGAATAGACCGCGCCGATTGGCCAATTGCGGAGCAACAGCTGATCGCGCCCCGAGCCGTCGTAAGCCTCGGTCACGTCGGCCGGCAGCACGAAGGAACGGTTGATGTAGTTGTATATGCCCCGGCTGATCTGCGAGATCAGCGCGGCGAGCAGCGCGTCGTCGTCGTCGGTCGTGACGCCGAGCCAGTTCTTAACAGCGCCAAGCGCGACGAGATCGCCGGTGGTCATGAATGGATGCTCCGTTTTCTATCTATGTGCGGCGGGCGCTCCCTTCTCCCACTTGTGGGAGAAGGTGGCCCTTGCGTTAGCAAGCGTCGGATGAGGGCTCATGGGAGAGTGACAGCCCGGTCGCGGCGCCCCTCATCCGTCGCGCCTACGCGTGACACCTTCTCCCGCGAACGGGAGAAGGAGCGCGCCCAGCGTACGTCACCCATTCGCGATGTTGGAAATCACCGCGAGCGAGGGCGGAAAATAGTGCTGCAACACTTCGTCCGCGTAGACGCCATACTCATAGCGGCGCGTGCGCAACGGCCATTCGATCTGGTAGTAATCGCGGCGCGTTCTGATCTGGAACACATTGCCGACGCCCGACAGCGGATAGGGAATGCTGCGCGCGGTCATCAGAATCGTTCCCGCCGGCAAATTGGGATGCACGCGGATGTCCAGCGTCGAGCCGCCGCTCATCGAGAAGCGGTTGAGATAGGTCCGCACCATCACGCCGCCGCCGATCGCGTCCTGCGCGGCGTTGAAGATGAAGCGCTGCGCCGAATTGGCGGAGCCGGCGAGAATCTTCTTCGAGATGTTCAGCGCCTCCTGGCTGTTGACCCAGATGGTGTCGGGCGAGAGACGATAATTGTCCCACATGGATTTCAGCGCCGCGTCGATCTCGACGACGCCGCCCGCGCCATCCGCCGTCAGCGGCGTTCCCACGCCTGCCGTCCCGCTCGCCTGCGACGCGACATAGGCGCCGGAACCAGGCTTCAGCGCGATCGTCAAAAGCCCGTCGAACACGAGCGCGTTGTTCGACCAGTCGGCGCCGGGAAGCGAGGCCGCCGTTTGCGTTCCGGCGGCGGTCGCCGAAATGCTCACGGAATTGACCGAGGTGATCGCGCCCAGAACCTCCGAGCCCGCCGCGCCCCAGAACCAGGCATAGCCGAGCGCGCCGCGCACCGTCGCGACGACAGCCGCGACGACGCCCGAGGGGCCGGTGACGGCGACCGTGGCGTTCGCCGACTTCTGCGCCGCGCCGCCGCCGAAAATATCGGTGGAGCCGTCGGCGTTGGTTCGCGTGATCTGCGACTGCACGCCGCCCAGCACGGAGCCGTTGATGAAGCCGTCGAGCGACAGCGCGACGCAAATCACCGACAGCGTGCCGGAGGCGAGCGATCCGCCGCTGGCGGAAGCGGTCAAAGTCGGGGTCGGCGTGACGCCCAACGGCAGCGAATTATTGCCGCCGAGGATCAGCGCCTCTTCGCCGATCATCGTCGCCTGAAGCCCGCGCTGGCCGGCCTGCGCCCGCACGTCGTCGAAGCCGACGCCGGCGTATTCGGCTTCGAAGTCGACCGAGGTTTCAAGGCCGATGCCCTTATAGGAGGCGAAGTAGTCGGCTGTCGTCACGGCCTGCACGCCTGCGCGGTTGCCGCCGGAAACGCCGAGCCGCAATCCGTTGGTGTTGACGCCAGTGATGGCGCGCCAGTTGGCCTGAATGCCGCCGCGGCCGGAGACGCGCGGCGTCTCGTTGCGGAGCGGCGTGAGCACGGGCGCGAGGAACTTGGCGCCGGGTTCGAGATCGTAAAAGGCGAGGCCGTCGGTCGCGCTGGTCGGCTGCGAAAAAGTGCTTTTTTCCAGCCCAAAGGCGAGCAGCCGCGGATCGCCCTGCGGCAGGCTTTGCGATTTGCGAATGGCTTCGAGAACTTCATGCGTGGTGTGATGGATGGTCATGTGGGGAGTTCCGCTGTGAGGTGGACGCGCCGTCCCCGGCGCGGGTGTTGGTGGGGCGCCTCCCTTCTCCCACTTATGGGAGAACGGAGGCGCGGCGTAGACGGGTCGGATGAGGGCTCTGTCGGCGACAACGGCGCTGCGAAGGCGTTCGATTCTCAGTAGGACGCGGCAAAGAAAGATGCCGGGTGATCGCGACATCCCTCATCCGACCTCGCCATAGCCCGCCGCTTGCGACGCGCCGCCGGCTCACCGACGAGAACGGCGAGCGGAAATTTTGGCGTTGATTGCTTCCCGCCCCTATCGCTTTATATGATCAACAGCGCCCATCGCGGCGCGCCAGGAAGAGGATGAGACATGCGCGACCTGATTGTGATTGGCTATCCCGACGTGAAAGCCGCCGAGGCGGCGCATGATGCGCTGCTGGCGCTTCCGCGCGATGAAATTTGCCGTTTATGTGAGTTCGTCGTGGCCACGCGCGACGAAAAGGGCGCGATCAAACTCAACCATCTCGTTCATTCCTTCGCCTTGGATCCCGGAACGGGATCGATGTCGGGATTGCTCATCGGAGCGCTCTTTCTGCATCCGATTTTCGGCGCTCCCGCGGGCGCCGGGGCGGACGCCGTAAGAGAGGACTTGAACGCCTCCGGCGTGGGCGAGGATTTCGTCAAAGCGCTCGACGATTTGCTTAGACCGGGCCAGCCGCTGCTGCTGTTGGAACGCAACGTCGATACGGAGCACGAAGTCGACCACCACATCGTCGCGACGCTCGCCGCTTCCGGCGGACGTTTGCTCAAGACAAACCTCGACGCCTCGCTCGAACATCGGCTACGGCAAGCTTTGGCGGAAGCGCCCCATTCCGCGCATCACGAAGCAACGCTCGCTCATTCAGCGAACGAGTAGTCCTCCTCACCGCAGCGTTCGCGGCTGGCTCTGCGCGACCTTGATCAGCAGCGCCGCCCGTTGCTCGCCGGTCATCGCCGCGAGCGTCGCCGCCAGGTCTTCGACGCGCGCCTCCGCGCCCTTCTCCACCGCGCGCGTGCCGGCGAGCATTGGAGGCGGCAGCGGCTGGCGGGCGAGTTCCTCGACGCGCTGGCCGAGCTTTTCGAGACGCGGCGCGAGT